AGCTTCCTGAAGGTTACTTGGCCTTTGCTCGGAAGCTTGCAGGGGAGCTGTTTCCGGTGGGGTGGGATGACACCTACCGGTCTCATTGTTTAACTACAGCTCCCCCCCTCTCGGCCTGTGCGGAGCGTGCTGTTGCGGACGGTGGCTGTCTTGAGGATTCTCCTCTCGATCAGGCCTCGTTCCTGGACGCTGTGATGCAGGGCCGGTTGGGGAGCGACCGGGCTATGGCGGTCCTCGGTGTTGTGCAGTCGGCTGGTAAGCCAAGGCCTTTGGCGTCCTTTTCGTCGGACACCATTGTGTTGAAGCCATTGCACAAGGCAATTTATGATTGCCTTTCGCGTCGTAAGTGGCTCCTTCGGGGGGAGCTTACGAATCACCGATTGGCCGAGGCCGGTTTTGTCGAGGGGGGCGGTAGTCTTGTTTCCGGTGACTACCGCTCGGCGACCGACAATCTTCCGATCGTCGTGGCGGAGGCTGTCCTGGACGTTGCTGTTTCCAATGCAACTCGTGTTCCAGGGGCCATAGGGGATTATGCTAAGCGCGTTCTGCGACCGTTTATCTTTCAAGTTCGTTACGATTACTTGAATAATACTGGTGACTGTCCAGCAGATCACCAGTCCAATGCAGACTTTCAGATGCGCGCTTCACAGCAGATGGGTTCTCTGCTGTCCTTCCCCTTGCTCTGCGTTCAAAATTATATCGCTTTCCGTTGGGCTTGCTTCAAGACTCGTACCCGGTCTAGGAACATCCCAATTTTAATTAATGGCGATGATATTTTGTTTCAGTCAAGTGAGAGCTTCGCCACTTCGTGGATGGAGACTGTATCGGAGGTGGGGCTTGAGGTTGAACGTACCAAGACTTCAATTTCTCAAGAGTTTGGCTCGCTTAATTCGACCTTGGTTCGTTGGTCGAATGGGCGTCTTAAAGTTGTGCCTACTCTTAGGTTTGGTATGCTTCGTCAGCCTGAGTTTCCCCATAACCTCTCGAAGGTCTTCCGTGACTTTGTTTCTGCTGCTCCCCGTAAGGGAGGTGTCAGGTTTATCGCCGCTCGTGAGTGGTTCTCGTGGCAGCGACCCTCTTTCAAGCAGGGCCTTTCTTTGGCCGAGCTTGGTTTTGAGGGTTCACTTGCATGGAGAGCCGCTGGGCGTGAGGGTATCCTCACCTTGCAGAAAAGTCGTTTGTTGACCGGTGAGACCCTAGACAAGTCTCTTCCTTCTGTTAAGGACCTACACAATGTCGTGCTTTCCGGCGACAACGTTGTTAAGGTGCCAAGTTTGACAAAGGAAGAGGAGCTGGCCTTTGGCCTCGAGGTGGTGGCGTGGAAGTGGACCCTCGCACGCAATGTAAGCATCAGTCGAAAGACTGCTAAGCTCCGTTTTTTTCTGGCGCTCCATAGCGCTAGGTTTTCGGGGCATTATGATGCTTCGATCATTGCGTGTTCTCGAGGGCTCGAGTCCCGCCCGTGGTATCGTCGACGGGCTCCGGAGGAGGTCGACTGGATGGTCGTTTATAAGGAGGCTTACCTGAAACCTCGTCCTGCCGTTGAGAAGACGAGGTTCTTTTTCAACTATATGGACAGGTTGCCTTCTTATGAGGAGGTGGACGGGCCGGTGCGTTCCGCACCTGTCCATTCCATACGTGACAAACAGGTCGAGCTGGCTTTGCTTGAAGCTCGACTGTTCGGTCTGCCAGATCAAAAGGATCCTGTCCACCCTGAGGGGTGTGGTTCAGGACTGTCTCCCCGTACTTGTTTGTGCGGGGGCCCGATTGGGGACCGGTGTCCGTGTGGAGGCCATTAATCGGCGGCGTGAGCAACGCCGCGGGGGGAACTTAGTAAAAGTCTCGTGGATACGAGTTAGGACGCCCTTCCGAGGATGGATGGGTCTGGAGTAGGCGCACAGTGCGCGGTCCATTTGGGTAATACCAATGAGGACCATGTTTGAGGCAGGACAGGGCTTTGTTTCGCCCCATAGCCCCCCAGTCACTCGCCGTCTGCGGAGAGTGTCCAGCCGCCAGTGAGATCATGAGTGCCAAGGCTCATTTTGTGGACTTCGTTGCGTCCGATCTTGCTCAGGAGACCCCAGAGGGGTGCCATTGTGGCTTAAATAGCGGAAGTGTCCCCGCTCACGACTGGATTCAAACTCGAGATAGGGTTTGTTAAAAGAAAACACCGATTACCGAATGAAAGTACGATCCGGAAGGCAGAATGGGTTAACCATTCCTAAGCTTGGCCCCAACTAACGGGGAACCTTCCCAACAGATCTGTGTGGTGAGTTTTGGCAACTGTGGAGACATAAGGAAATTGTTTCTTACGCGCAGTAAGGACTCCGACCATGGAATACCTCCATAGACA